GCCCCTAACGCTTTTAAGGTCAACTACGCCGCGCCTGCTGTTGTGGGTTCTGTGCGCGAGTGGAGCTTTGAGATCACCCGTGCCGAAATTGACGTGACCACCATCGGCCAGGAGATCGGCCAATACGCACCCTTCCGCAGCTACATCACCGGCTTCGCCGACGGCTCCGGTTCCGCCACGGTGTACACCACCGATGAGGACAGCAATCTGTCCAACCGGATGATCGAGGACGTGATCCAGCGCAGCCAGTCTGGCGCCACTATGAAGCTGTACATCGACCGCGTGGTGAGCGGCGGCACCGTGAACGACACCACCAGCCGTTCTATCACCGTTCCTGTGATTCTGACTTCGGCCAGCCTCACCGTGAACCCTGACGACGGTCAGAGCGTGGAAATCGCCTTCCGCCCCAGCTCCGCCCCCACCTTCGACCTCGCCAAGTCCTGATACGCTGCTACAGCAGTCAGTTCAGCAACCCCCAGTCCCTCACCGGGCTGGGGTTTTTCTTTTCTACTCCGCTACACTATTGCGGTAACAGGATGCAAGTTTTATGCCCGCCGCAACTGCATTGAGTGCCCTGGATCGTCTGCGCAAGGCAGCCAATCTGGAGCCAGTAAAGAAGGAAGTCGAGCTTACTGATGGTTCCATTTTTGAGATGTGGGTCGCCCCGTTGACGATGGCTGAGCGCGAACGCGCCCAAAAGCAAGCCAAGTCCGACGACGCCACCGCCTTTGCGCTCCAGCTGCTGATCAATAAGGCATGTGACGAGAATGGTGCCAAGCTGTTCAAGCCCGGAGAGATCGACGTTCTTAAGAACGAAGTCAAGGACAAGGATCTCCAGTCCCTGATGCTGGCGATTCTGACCGACAACTCGGAAGAACTGGACACCAAAAGCGCTTGAGGCTGAGCTGAAAAAGGACGGTTACGTCCGCACCCAGTTTTTTGTCGCGGAAAAACTGGGCCTCACCCTCTCCGAACTGCGCCACCGCATGACCGACCTGGAACTCGCGGGCTGGTACACTTACTTCAAGATCCAGGCGGACGAAGAGAAAGCCGCCTACGAGAAAGCCAAACGCCGCCGCTAACCGGCGGCTTTTTTACAGGATAAACTGAAGTACCAGAGTACCGCCCCGCCGTGGCCTACAAAGCAGAAATTCAAATCGGCGTTGTAGGTATCGGACAACTTGGCGCACTGCAAAAGTCACTAAATCAGATAAGCAGCACCGTCGATTTAATAAACAACAAACAAATAGATAAAGGCTTTAGCGTTCAGAATATAAACACGTACAATGCTCAGCTGGAGAAAGCATGGAAAAATATCAACAAAGCAGCTATGGGTTCTCAAGAAGAGCTCCAAGCCGTAAAGAATCTAGTCACCGCAAAAAATAATCAAATAAGCGCACAGGAAAGGCTAAATAAACTAATAAAAGAGCAGGAGCTTGTTCAAAAACGAATAGTAGCTACTAGCGATGCCGGGTTCGGGGTACAAGGTCCAGCGCAAGCTCCGAGCGGCATAACGGCCGCACTAGAAAAACCCGGCATTGCGGATGCAATTATCGGTGCCGGTTTTCCCGCTTTATTTGGCGGTGGCCCTGGAGCGATTCTTGGCGGCGGCGTAGGCGGTTTAATCGGCGGCGCAATGGGCGGTGCCCTCGGCATGGCACTAAGTATCGGCCTTTCTGCCGTGGGACAGCAGCTTGATGAGGCAGTCAAGCGTGCAGCAGAACTCGGCAAAGTTCTTAGCAACTTAGATGTAGATAAGTTGCGCGAATCGTTTATCCGCGTAAACGCTGAGCTGGAAACAACAGTACGTCGCGCCAAGGAAGCGGGGCAGGCCGACCAAGCCCGACTAGCCATTGCCCGCGAAATTGCGGTCCAAACAGGCGGACTATTCGATTCCGTGGAGCGTTCCGCTCAAGCAACTAACCGCCTAGGCAGCGAATGGCAGGCATTAACCGGCACGTTGTCTGTTCTAGCCTCGTTAGTAACTAAAAATCTAGTAAATACGCTTACTGTAGTTGTAGGCGTCATAAATATGGCAGCAAAAGGAATTAACGTTATTGTCAGCCTATTCGATAAAATTAACGAAAAAACATTTGGCCTACTTAATATTATTAACCCCTTCCCAGTAATTATTGAGAAGTTAGCTAGTCTATTTCCTGCAATAAACGAAGAGCAAGAAAAGCTACTGGCCAGCGCTATCGCACTATCAGACGCCACAGGCCGAGAAATTCTGAATAATCAGAAGCTGCTGGAACTTGAGTCCCAGCGAACTCTCGGTCGCACAGAAGCAGAGAAGCAAATCAATGCAGAATTAGACGCTGCTATTCAGCGCGAAGAAATCAAAGCTCAATACCAGCAAAAAGCCCTAGAGCTACGCGAGCAGTTTGCTGGCATTGAATCTGAAGCCGGTAAACAAGCACTAGAGGCGTTACTCGCACAAAACTCAGCCCTGGAGCAACAAGAACTAAAAAAGATTGCTATTGCAGAATTGCTTCGTCAACAAGCAGTCGAACTCGACGCCAACAAGCAGCGTTACGACAACATCACACTCAGCATCGAAAACCAGATCCTATCGCTAGAACGCTGGGGACAAATCAACACATCTCGATTTGAAGTAGAAACAGCATTAAATAATCTGTACGGTGCTCAGCTACAACGCCAATACGAACTGGCTAACTCTGCGCAAGAGAGGTACAACATTGTAATCAAAATGTTCCAGCAGCAGGTAGAGGCTGCGAAGATTGAGTACCAGCAAGCATTATTAAATACGCAGCTCATGGTGGAGCGCTCCAAGCTTGAGCATTCCATCGTCGAAGTTAAGTACGCGCAACTTGAAGCGGAAAAAGCTATTGCTGTCGCGCAGGCCAAAGCACGCGGAAATACAGAAGAACAGATAAAAGCGATTGTGGCTGGCTACGATAAAGCTCTTGGGGCACAAGAAAGCGCTATTGAAATCAGTAAAGCGCAGCTAGACACAACGGAAACGATCGCAAAGAATCAAGAGTTAGTAGCCGAGGCGGTACTTAAAACAAAAGTTATTCAGGCTGAAAGTCAATTAGCTCAAAGGTTAGTTAGTAAAGAGATAGGGTTCTCGAAAGAATCGGCCGACAGATTAGCTGGATCACTGGGGAGCGGTGCTATCCAGGCAAATAATCTTGCCAAGCAAATGGCTTCTGTTGCAGCCCAAGCAAATAATGCCGCCAATCAACTGGCACGGGTCCGAAATCTGAGCGGAGGCGGTGGTTCTACAGGCGGCGGTTCAGTCCAGGGTGCCGCAGAGGGCGCTTACTGGCGCGGCGGTTTTAGCGCCTTTGCCCAAGGCGGCGTCGTAACAAAACCGACTCTGGGACTGATCGGCGAAGGCGGCGAACCCGAGTACATCCTGCCCCAATCCAAAGCAGGCGGTTTCGTCGAAAACTGGCTGAAGGGCAAACGTGGCGAAGCTGCAATCCCTCAAAGTGCAGATTCCGGGGGTAGTGTCGGCCCCATCAACATCCAGACCGGCCCTGTGATGCAGCATCAAGGGCAGAACTACGTGACCTTGGCCGATCTGCAATCGGCTATGGAAACCATGGCAACTACAATACTAAACAGCAGCCGTTCAGCCGGGGTCCGCCGGTACACAGGTATCCGCTAATGGCTAACAGAGGCCAGTCTTTATTTTTGCGGGTCTTCGACGCCACTAACACGTACCAGCGCTGGCAGTCGTACTACGTCAACCAGACCGTTACCTGGGATACCGCCTCTTGGGAATACCACCCATTTACGGTGAACGCCTTCACGGGCAGCACTGGCGCCCCCGGATCGGAACTATCCATCGAAATCCCCGCCACCAAAGCTGCCGTGGATCTCTTCACCTATGCGCTCAGCTTGAACTGGCTCTGCGAGGTGAAGTTGTACGAGTTCAACGCCCAGCTTTCTCAGGCTGGTCCGCCAAGCGGTCAAACACTGATTGCCTCAGTCGTCGGCGAAGTCACCGGAATTAACGGGAGTTTCACGTCGTTGACGGTGCTCCTAGGATCAGGGCTAGCCCCCGTTGGCTCGCAGGTACCACCCCGGACCTTTACTACAGCTTTAATCGGCACACCACTTCGAGTATGACTTCCTGGGGCGACATAACCAAGATTGAACCGCTGGCCGTCATCCGCGCCCAGAGTGATCTTGGTACGCCCCCGCTCGAAGACGCCGCCGCCATTGGTGCCAGCAGTCTTGACAGCGATCAAGTCGCTGCTGTGCTGGGTGAACCAGTACCGATTGTATTCGGACGCAGGTTAAATGATATCGGCGGAGTATTTGTTAGTCCAAAGGCAACGGAAGCCCGTTACGCCAACAACGCTGTCAGTAACGAATTAACCGTCAACCTAGAACTTATCCTCAGCGAAGGTGAAGTTCCTTTGCTACAAATCCGCGATGTGTTTCAGCGTGCTTGCCGCGTTGGAACATGGGCACAAGCTTATGACGCCCGCGCCGGCAACTGGAATCCTGGTAATGTCACTACCGTAGTCTCAGGTAAAACACCTTGGAACTGCCCTGTTTATTGCGGCACTAGCGGAAGCTACGACAACATTACAACACTTAGTTACACAAATACGCACGCCGACGCTGACGACACCTGGAACAAACAAGTACATGTATTTGTACGCCAGGGTATGCAAATTACCCGCGTTATAGATAACGTTTATGGTCCTAGCAACAACTACGTTGATCTAGTTCTCTACCTCATCGACACAACCAAGCGCGTACCTGGCGCCTTAGTAGATTCTGCTGCGATGCTTACAGCAGCGCAGTTTACTAGTACAAACGGACTTTTCTTCAACGGTATTTTGCAAGAGTCTCAAAACTTAGAAGACTGGTTATATAACACGTCTACAAACTTTTTGCTGCGTTTTGCAGAACGAAGTGGCAAGAAAATTCTTAAGCCACGTTTACCAATTAACAATGATTACACAATAAAGACAACCTCTATCACGCCTGTATTTGGCTTTACGGAAGAACACATTGTCCCCGGTACTTTCCAAATTGATTACATACCACTTAGTGATCGCCTCCCTGCGTGTGTAGTCGTCCTATGGCGTCAACAACCGGATGACGATATCGGTATTATCCGCAACACAGAAGTTCGATTCGATGGGGAGGCACTAACCGGACCCTATCAGCAGCACGATTTAAGTGCCTACTGCACATCAGAAGACCACGCGGTTAAAGTTGGCACTTATCTACTGGCACGTCGCAAGTACATCACACACAACCTGCGCATTAGCGTTAAGCCTGATGCCTATAACAGCACGCTGGAACTAGGCGACATTGTTCGCGTACAGCTGCGCCGCGAAACTGACGCCATCGACTTTTCTTTACACGACTACTTTTATGAAGTAGAACGTATCAACAAAAATACCAGCGGCATCGTCGATCTTGACCTAACTCACTTCCCGATTGACGGGCAAAATCGCAGTTTGGTGGCATTAAAGGTTGCCGAAGCGGTTGGTGAAGGCTACGAGATGCCGACTGGTCGATCCAATTTTTCTTGTGATTTGGCAGGAAGGCGAACGGACACAAGCACGATTACTGAATTGCCTGATCCTGATCCACCGGTCATTCCTGATCCAGATAATTTTGAGTACAACGCACCTAAAGCAACAATCACGACTGATACGACGCCGCTGTCTCTTAATGGCGTAAATATCCCTGGCACTCGTAACGAGAATCTAAATTCGCTGGGTGGTACGTCACCAACTGGGGAAATCGATAATCCGGCAGATCCCGTAGAAGAGCAGGCGCCTGAAATCACCGGCGCAACAGGAGACTTTGGGCGTCCTGTTAATGGTGATGATCTTGAAACGGCACCGCCTTGCCCCGATGGTCGCGTCACTTGGTACAAGCGACCCAAGGATGGCGGCGAGCGCACTCAACTCCAGCAAGACAATATTACAGGTAGCGGCAGCAGCACTTATACAGTCGGAACTGACGATATCGATTACGTTCTTGAGGCTGATACACAGTGTCCCGACCCAAGTTCGCCTGATGGTTACGGATCGCCACTCACGCAAACAACAGGTCCTGTGGAAGCTAACTACAACTTCTACAGTTATGTGCGCTGGACCGGAA